CTTGCCACCGCCGCCCTGGCCGCGCCCGTCAACGTCGCCACCGAGGTCGCCGCGGCGATCGCGGCCGAGCGTGCCCGTGCGTCCTCGATCCGCAACGAGGTGGCACGCGCCCACCTCGGCACCGAGTTCGCCGAAACGCTGGTCACCGAAGGCGTGACGATCGATGTCGCCCGCACGCGCATCATCGACCAGATTGCGACGGCCGCGCCCAACATCACCAACCACGGCCCCGCGACGATCCCCGTCGCGCAGTTCCAGGCCCGCGCCGCGGCGATGGAGAGCGCGATCCTCAACCGCGCCAACCCGCGCAACGAGCTGGCCGAGGGCGGTCGCGACTTCGCCGGCCGTCGCCTCGTCGTCCTGGCGCGCGACTTCCTGGAAGCCACCGGCTGCAGCACGCGCGCGATGGGCGATGTCGAGGTCGCGCGTGAGGTGTTCCGCCGGCGTGGGCCGACGAACGCCGGCATGCACACCACCGGCGACTTCGCCGGCCTGATGGGCAACGCGGTCGGCCGCACGCTGCGCCGCGCCTATGAGCTGGCGCCGGCGACGTTCCGGAGCTTCGCGCGTCAGACGTCGATCGCCGACTTCCGGCCGGTCAGCCGCATCGCGCTGTCCGACATCGAGCGCATGAAGCCGGTCAAGGAAGCGGGCGAATATCCGTACCTGACGATCGGGGATGGCAGCGAGCAGTTCCAGCTGGCGAAGTGGGGCGGCATCCTCGCGATCTCGTGGGAGACGATCGTCAACGACGACCTGTCGGCGTTCGACCGCATCCCGGGCGCGCTTGGGCAGGAAGCCCGTCAGATCGAGAGCGATGTCGTCTATGGCATCCTGCTCGACAATCCGGCGATGGCCGACGGCGTGGCGCTGTTCCACGCCGACCACAACAACCTGCGCGCTGCCGGCTATGTCGCGATCTCGGCCGATTCCCTCTCGGCTGGCCGTGTCGCGATGCGGACGCAGAAGGCGCCCAAGGGTCGCCCGCTGGCGATCACCCCGTCGGAGCTGATCGTCGGCCCGGTGAACGAGCAGGCTGCGTTGCAGTACACCTCGTCGAATTTCGTGGCCGCCCGGTCGAGCGACACGAACCCCGAGTACAACCGCAACCTGACCGTGACGGTCGAATCGCGCATCGAGGACGATCGTTGGTTCATGTCGGCCGACCCCAACGCGCAGCCGGTCGACACGATCGAATATGCGTACCTGTCGGGCGCAGAGGGCGTGATGATCGAGCAGCGCCAGGGCTTCGAGGTCGACGGCCTCGAGATCAAGGGCCGGCTCGTGTTCGGTGCCAAGGCGATCGACCACCGCGGCATGTACGCGGTGCCGAAGAAGGCCTGATCCGCCCACCCCTCCGACCCTTTCCTGATCCCCGGCGGGCGGCTTCACGGCCGCCCGCTGGCTTTCAGGCCCTCCCGGGAGAACCCCCACCATGAAGAACTTCAAGAAGCAGGGCGACACCCTGACCCTCACCGCCCCTTACGACGTCGCATCCGGCGGCGGTCTGCTCGTCGGCGCGATCTTCGCCGTCGCCGCTGCGGCCGCGCTGGCCGGCCAGCTGGTCGAGGGCCTCCGCGTCGGCGTGGTCGCGCTGCCCAAGGCGGCCGGCGCCGTCACCCAGGGCCAGAAGCTCTACTGGATCGACGCGGACAAGGTCGTGACGACCACGGCCGGCACCAACAAGCTGATCGGCGCCGCGGCGCTGGCGGCCGCCGGCGGCGATACCGTGGTGCAGGTCGTGCTGATGCCGACCGCCGCCTGATCGACCGACGCCGGCGCCGATGGTGCCGGCGTCACCGCCCCCGCTGTCGTGAGGTGATCCTATGAGCATCGACGACATGCGGGCGGCGCTCGGCGTCAGCGCCGAGATCGACGACGTCCAGGTCGTGATCCTGTACGGTCAGCGCCAGCGCGCGGCCGCGTCGATCGCCGCCAGCGCCGCAGCCGTGGTGCGCGATCCTTTCGCCCGCGCGATGGGCGTCCTGTTTCAGGCGGCCGGCACCGTCGCTGCCGAATATGACGACGGCGAAAGCGACGAACCTCTTTCGATCCGCGTCATCCGCCAGCAGGGCGATGTCGAAATGCAGCTCAACGACGGATCGACCGTGCTGGGTGGCAAGGAGATGGTCCAAATCCAGCGCAGCGACGTCGACGCGCCGCGCAAGGGCGACTTCCTGACGATCGGCGACGAAGAGTTTCGGATCATGGGCAAGCCCCGGCTCGACAGCCGCGGATTGACCTGGTCGTGCGAGCTGGCGCCGGTCTGACGATGCGAACCCGTATCGGCACCCCCGACTTCGACCAGCTCACCGCCGGGCTGGAAAGCGACGTCGCTGGCTTCCTGACCGAGGCGATGCGCGACACCACGCGTGAAGTGACCGATGCTTTCCGTGCCCAGGTGCGCGGGGCGGGGCTTGGCGAGCGACTGCCGAACGCGATTCGCGGCGTGACGTATCCGAAAGTCGGGAATGCCCTGGAGCCTAGCGGGTGGGTCTATGCACAGCCGTCGAAAGATGGCCGCGGCGCTGCGGCGATCGTCGAGAGCTATGCCAGCGGCGCGATGATCACGCCGCGCGCCGGCAAGCGCTGGCTGGCGGTGCCGACCGATGATTGCCCCCGCAAGCGGCAGGGCGACGCGATGACGCCGGAGGAGGTCGAGAAGAAGTTCGGTCGCCGGCTGGTGTTCATCAGCCCCAACGACCGCGGCTTCAAGACGCCAAGCCAGCGCAAGCGCGGCGTGGCGTTTCTCGTCATCAAGCAGCTGGTGATCCGCAAGGCCACCGGCCGGTGGCGCAATGCCAGCAAGCGCGAGCAGGAGGGCCGGACGCGTAATCCGCGCCCGCTGCAAAGCGTCATCATGTTCACGCTGGTCCCGCAGGTGAAGAAGCCGAAGTCGATCGACCTGTCGGTACCGGAAACGGTCGCGGCCGAACGCTTCGGCGCCAACCTCGATAAGCGGTGGAGATAGCCATGTCGCAGCGGCTGGACGTCCTCGTGGCCATCGTGAGCCTGATCGCCGCGACGCGCCCGCAGGCGGACGTGCGGGGCATGTCCAACGACGATGCCAAGCCCGACGAGGTTGGTGCGGGCGGTGCCGCGTTCGTGCGCTCCGGCGATCCCGGCGATCCATCGATCGACCTATCGCCACCTACCTACTGGTGGGATCATACCGTGCCGGTCGAGCTGACCGCCTATGCCGCCGGCGGTGAAACCAGCCAGCAGGTTCTCGACGGCTGGCTGATGGCGATCGGCCAGGCGGTGGAAGCCGATCGGACGCTCGGCGGCCGGTGCAGCTACCTCGACGTGTCCGCGCCGATCGACGGTGAGACCAGCGCCCCCGGCGCGGTGCCGCTCGGCTGGGCCGACTTCACCATCACCGCTTCCTACGAAACCACCAGCCCGCTGGGCTGACCCCTTTCACGACAGGAGAATTCCATGGCGCTTCGTCCGCTGGGCATCAACGCCCTTATGTCCGCTGCGTCCGAGGGCGCGCTCACCTATGGTCAGGTGCCCGCCACCGGCTTCTTCCGCCTGCCCTTCGTCAGCCACGGGCTCGGCGAGGAGCAGCCCCTGATCGAGGATGACCAGCTCGGCTTCGGCCGCGAGGGCCTCGATCCGACCTATGACGTCATCACCAACGATGGCGATTTGACGGTCCCGGTCGACCTGCGCGGCTTCGGCTTCTGGCTGCGTCAGACCTTCGGCCCGCCCACCACCACCGCGACCGGCGACAAGTTCTCGCACGTCTTCAAGTCGGGCACGGATGCGCTGCCGTCGACGTCGATCGAGATCAGCCAGCCCGAGGAGCCGAGCCATTCGGTCCATTATGGCGCGGTCGTGAACACCTTGAAGATCGCGATGACGCGGTCCGGCATGCTCAACGCGGTGCTGTCGATGATCGCGCAGGGCGAGACCAACCCTTCGGCCGACAGCGTCGCCGGCGTGCCCAGCGTACTGCGTGGCCCCCGCTTCGCCCAGGCGACCGGCTCGATCATGGTCGACGGCGCTGTCGCCGGCGACATCGTCTCGGCCGACCTCGCCTATTCGAACGCGCTCGATAAGGTCGAGGTCATCCGCGACGACGGCCGGATCGGCGGTGTCGATCCCGGCAAGGCGATGA